TCCGTTCGTTAAGAGCCTGACCCAAGGGGTGCAGAAACACGTCGAAAGCGCCAAGTCTAGTGGCACCATACGCAGCCTCAAGGGGCGCAAGTGCCGCTTCGATCTGTGGGAGCCCGATACGTTCGAGATGAGCAAGGCCATGCCCTACGAAGAAGCAGTCAACCACTACGGCCCAACGACCCGGCTCAAGCGCGCCTACACCTATAAGGCCGTGAACCGGCTGATTCAGGCATCCGCCGCGGACATGACCAAAAAAGCCATGGTGGACATCTACGAGTCAGGGACCACGCCCCTGCTACAGGTGCATGACGAGCTGGCCTTCAGCGTAGCGTCTATCGAGCAGGCCAAGCAGTTGGCTGAGATGATGGAGAACGCCCTACCGCTCGCGGTTCCAAGCAAATGCGATATAGAAATTGGACCGAATTGGGGTGAATTTTCTGAAGTTAAGCGGTAAAATATACAACATTCTTATACAGGAGAGTGAAAGTGGACACAAACAAATGGAAATCCGTGCTATTGCCACGTGAGGTCTATGATCAGCTATTTGTGGTATCGAAGGTGGAGGGCCGCACATTGTCCGGGCAACTCCGAATAATCTTCGAGTCCTGGATTGCAGAGAACCTGAGCCAGAAAGACCGCGAGTATCTGAGTGACCAGGTCGAGCAGAAGCGGATCGACGAAGGTCGCCCACGGCCCGAATTCAGAGCATGAGGTTTACTGTTGAGTTTGATTCCCTGGAAGACATCCAGGAGCTAGAGTCAAAGCTCGCCAAGCTAGATGATCTGATAGACGCTGTGGAAGACCTTCGACAGCTTAATGAAGAACTTCGGAGAATGGTGGTAGATCAACTGCGAAGTAAGCTTGAAGAAGAGGATTATCCACCAGAATAGTTTCAAAGCATTCCGGGCAGATAAGCAACGCTATATCTGCCTTTTTGCCTTCAGTATGGTATTCCACCTCAATACTGAATTCGTCAGCGCAACGGCTGCACTCAAATGTTTTAACTTCCGACACGACGGTCTCGGTATATCCAATCCCTAACCGTATCAACGGGTACTTGGTACGCATCGGCTATCCACTTAATGCTTCGCTTCTCTTCATTGCGAGCATGGCGCACAGCCTGAACGGTGTCAAAGTCGTATTTTTTCTCAGCCATTGTCAGTCTCCAAATTGGCTAGTATCTGTCTTCGGCCATTTCTCGCTCTCGCCAATACCCTGCATTGTCGAGTTGTTCATAAGCTTGCGAGCCATAGGCCGGATCAATTTCGTAAAAGTTAGCTTCAAAGTCGGATTGGGATACACCCTTCAGCTTGTATGTTTCACAAACGTCCTGGCATTCCTGGTCGTCAGACCAACACTTTGAGGAGGCCCATTGTCTGCCGTCAGGCGACATGGCCACCACAAAATATCGTATGTCTGTCTGCGGCTCTCCGCACTCGACATCAAAGCCCGCTTGATACAGTTCGTCTCTTGTTCCAAATATTAAGTTTTTCATTTATTCGATTATACAAGAGTTTTTTGTGTAAAACAATTTGACTATGCATTTTTATGTGCATATTATGTGTATCTCTACATAGGAGGGCACATGTCATACAAACACACCTTAGTACTCACCACCGAACAACTGAAGATGGTTCAGCGCATGGCGCAAGAATACGTTGTGGACCTGCGGGACGATCTCGACATTTTAATAAATGCGACAGACTTTAAGAAAGCCGAACACAGCCTTTCTAGAGACCTGGACACCGCTCAATCCGTACTTAACGAATGTAAACAAACCCTGGAGGACCCCAGTAATGCAGGACATATCTGATAACCCTTTGCGCGTAGGCGATGAAGACTACGGGAAGTCTACCCCACGTTATGAAATCGACGAGGACCGAGCCTACGAGGATCACTGCTCCGAAATGATGGCGCAAGATCGACGCAAGATTGCCGAAATATTAAAGGAACACATATTTTCCACAGAAGAGCTTCTCAACAAGCTGACCGATTACGCTTGGGAAGTCAGGAGGCATCCAGACCGATGAGCAGAGACATAAAATTCGAAAAATTCATGAAAGACGGGAAGGCTATTGAAAATGCAGTTATGGAGATTCTTAAAAAAGATTTTGCAGAGGTTGAGTCAGGCACCGTCCTGGCAGCGTTACTGCACGTGACCGGAGCCCTCGCCGAGGAAGTCGAACTGCCGCAAGTCATCTGGCAGCAAATGACCTCGTCAATGGGCAGCGACCTCCCTAACATCACCGAAGAAGACAAGAGGAGGCTGCACTGATGGAAGTCGTCATAATCGGGGTCATAGTCTCATGGTTGGTGGTATGTCATACTTCAGCATGAGCTATCTGGCCATATTTAACCGAACCAAAGTCCCCTCGGGAGAGGGGACCTGCCGACACTGCGGGAAGAGCTTTGTCAAAACCTCCCCCGCCAACGGATCGTACTGCTCCAAACAATGCGCCGACATGCGTTTTAAGGACGAGACCCTACTACGCAAGTCCGTCTGCGGCGACATGCGGGAATACCGCATCATGAAGCAGAACAACAAAGGCTTCGAGGCGTGGCTCAAGGTCCACGGCTCATGAGGTGCCCCTCACTGACCACGGCCCGCGGGACCTATCCTGGCATGAGCAAAGGGCGCTATGCGTCCTATAAGCGAGGTTGGGAAGCCGCAGATAAACGTTTGACACCTACCAAAGGCAGGCGTAGAGTGAAGAGGCTAGTTTGATTCCTTGAGTTTCATTTTTCTTCATTCCTATCCCCGGACTTGTTCCGGGGTTTTTTTTGCTTATAATATTGTCTCATGTCATTCAGCGAAGACAATCTGGACACGGCGTGTACCTACTCAGAGAACGCCTACAACGACAATATCGTCGGTGCCACCAAAATCGAGTGTGAGAGGACGTCTACGACGGCTTTCGTCCACCGGACCCCGCACCTCGACATTGTGGTGTTTCGTGGCACACAGCAGCTCAGAGACTGGATGTACAACGTTCTCAGCTTCCCCCGACCCTACAAAGGCAGACTCTGCCACGCGGGTTTCGTCAGGGCCCATCGCTCAGTTTGGCCGGATATCAGAAAACTCCTGGACCCGGCTAAAAAGCTGTTGATATGTGGGCACAGCTTGGGCGGGGCTCTGGCGGAACTCTCCGCTTGGTCCTGCAAAGAATTCCAAGACGTCCACCTCATCACGCTAGGCAAGCCGAATGTGTTCTTCCGGCCCGCCTACCACGGCAAGATGCCTTGGGCGAAGACGCAACTCTCCGTGGTCTGCGGCTCTGACGCCGTCCCCCGAGTGCCGAAATTCTTCTTCGGCCCCGACGGCGGGCAAACCCAACTCTACTTCGACAACACAGAGAAGAAGGCCCACTTCAATCCCACCAAGGATTTCAAACGCGCCGACTGGCATGCGTCAGATTCGGTGTCCGATCACTTCATGGATTCCTACCGTGAGTGCATCGAGGCTTTTGATAAGAAAAGACTGAACTTCCCCCTGGACCACCTGAAATTTTAGCCCAAACTCTGGAAGCCCCGAAAATAAAGGGGTTGACAGTACACATAAACTATGATACTATGCATTTGGAAGCTGACAAAAAGATCGGCTCCAGTTCTTTAACATTTAAATAGGAATATTCACATGCAAGTAATCAAAATTACTGCCGTCGAACACGAGGGCAACCCAGACTTCTTCACGGCCATCGTCATCCAGACGTCCGAAAAGCAAACCGTGGACTACGGGCACTTCGGCTCAACCAAGTACACTTGGCAGAGCAACGGGATCGGGGTCAACTGCATACACATCACGAACCACGACCACAGCATCCACGAGTACCATATCCACGACCCGAACTTCTGGAAGTACTTCAAGCGGATCAGTGAGGACAACGACCTGATCAAGGAATGGTTCGATGTTCCCGACACAGATGAGGAGTTCATCAAGTTCGACTTCGAGGCGTATACCAAGATGGAAAATCCACGGGCTGAACCAAAGTCCTAACCAAACGTCAGCGGGCGGTGCGTAGGGGTTTTTGTTGATTTGTTCCCCCCAATAACACCCGCAGCTTGAGCCGAATGGCGATTCCCGCGGTGATCAAGCCGGCTGACCCACGATACGGGTCTTTTCTTTTGGAGAACTCAATGAATGAAATACTAGACTGGTGCGACGAACACTGGGCCAAGATCAAATGCTCTATCGGAATGCACGACTGGTTGGTGTTCGTGAACCACGGCTCACGGGCCAGGATATGCAAACAGTGCAGCGCCAAGGAAAAGGAGATTGTGATCCTCACATGGATCGAGGACACATGGTAACGTTACAAAAAACACTTTCCCTTTATATATAGAGCCAGAAATAAAAAAAATAATTTTTTATTTAAAATGCCGTAACCGGCGTAACCGTGTAACTTGGCTCTGGAGGGCCCGTATTTACTGAGTTGAGTGGTTACACTGCGGTTACAAAGGTTACAGAGGCAGACCTTAGGTCAAAAACTCGTTAAGGGGGGTCTAAGTTTTTTTTTATTTTTTTTATTTTTCTGGCTATATATACTACTGCGGCATGAAGAGCGCAGCCTTAGCTAAACCAAAATACCGTGATCTTGACAAGAAGCCTGCCAAGCCAGGACGACCCAAGGTCACTCCCGATTCCCCACTTACCCGCAAGCAGGAGCTTTTTGTCAAAGAACTGGTCTCGAAAGACGGCCAGATAACTTTGAGAGAAGCCGCCGTGAACGCGGGCTATCCTGAATCCTCTGCTCACACCAGAGCCTATGAGATGACCAATCCGGCTATCTGTCCGCATGTGGTCAAAGCAATCAATCAATACCGTGCTGAACTCGACCGCAAATACGGCATAGACTTTAGCCGGCACCTGCGTG